CTCCAGAGTTCTGGATAATCGTGCCGTCAGTCGTATCAAACCGGACAACAGCGTTATCCGTGGCCGATGCAGGACCAGACACAGACCGTTCAGCAGGGTAGGTGACAAACACATCTTTTGTACCAGCACCCCAGTTAACCGCGTTACCCGAGTTCGATGACGCAAGAATCGTGTCTCGGCTGAGAGTCGTACCAGAGGAGGTATAAGTCCCGATTCCGACTTCCCAGTTCACATTGTCGGTGACGGTGTAATAGGTTGTGTTGCCGTTTCCGATGACCGAAAACGACTGGAACCCCGTTGAAGCCCCAGCAAGGGTGTACGTTCCCGTACCGGTCGTGGTCGTGGTTTCTTTGACTCTATCTTTTACGACAAGTGCCATGATGTAACCTCAAGTTTCAATGAGCTGCCAGTCAGGTGACGTTGTTTCTGTCACGGTAGTTAGCCCAGCTGAATATGGTGTAGATGCGAACGGAGTAGACGCAAACGAGGCAACGATAAGCGAAGGCACTGTACCGATAACATTCCATGATCCGGGCAAGTCAGTGTTCACATTCTGCCAGTTACCGTCTTGGCTGTCATCAATCAGGCTCCAAAGAGGCGGCGCAGTGCCAACCTCACCGTTGATGATATTTCCAATGATGGCGCGAGTATGCTCAATACCAAAGGAACCCGTTTGGCCCGTTGCCTGAACACCGGTTAGAGCTACCGAAAAAATAAACTCTGGAGTTAGAGACCCAGTCTCACCCACTGCGGAAACACCGGTAAGTGCGACAGCATTACTGCCACTAACGGTACCAACTTGACCAGAGGCAGAAACCCCAGACAGCGCAACAGTGACAGATTTGCCGACATCACCGACCGAACCAACCGCTTGTACGCCTGAGACAAGCTGACCACCAGCTGCTACACCAACTTGACCGTCAGCAGCCACACCAGAAAGGGCGACCGTAGTCGTCAGCCCGACGTTACCAACTTGACCTATGGCAACGACACCATCTTCTTGCGGGGAAATGCTTTCAGTTACATCACCAACGGCCCCAGAAGCCGACACTCCACTAAGAGCAACGGTGCTAGAAGCTGTGGCAGATCCAGTCAACCCAGAAGCAGAAACCCCGCTGAGGGCAACGGTGCGAGAGGTAGTAACAGAGCCTACGGCTCCAGAGGATGAAACTCCGCTAAGAGCGACAGAATTAGAAGCGGTAAGAGAACCAACAGCACCGGAGGCAAGAACACCAGTCACCGGTCTAGCAAAACCGACAGTGCCTACCTCACCAGAAGCCGACACTCCACTCAGCGCAACGGTACGAGAAGTTGTGACGGAGCCAACAGAACCGGAAGCAGAGTTGCCTGTTTCCGCAACCGACAAAGAAGCCGCAACGGAACCTACGGCTCCAGAAGCCGACACACCACTTAACGCTTGCGCATAGGTAACTGAACCTACGGCTCCAGAAGCAGAGACACCGCTAAGAGCAACAGTACGGGAGGTAGCGACGGAATCTACAGCTCCAGAAGCTAAAACAGTCGTTAACGCAGCGGATTGGACAATAACAGCGCCTACTGTACCCACAGCCCCAGTAGCAGAAACACCGCTTATAGCAACCGTAGTGGTTGATCCAACAGAGCCAACCGAACCAACAGCAGTTGTACTGTTTTCTGCAGAAGACGAAGATGCTGTAACAGAGCCTACTGAACCGGAAGCAACTACACCTGCTAAAGCCACGGAAGAGGAAACCGTGACTGAACCTACAGCTCCACTGGCTGAAACTCCGCTGAGGGCTACAGTACGAGAGGTAGTAACAGAGCCTACGGCCCCAGAGGCTGAATTGCCTGTCTCTGCAACAGTCCTAGAAGTTGTGACAGAACCTACAGCTCCAGAGGCAGCATTGCCTGTCTCGGCAACAGACAAAGAATCAGCAACTGAACCTACAACCCCGCTGGCTGAAACACCGCTAAGCGCAACAGTCCTAGAAGTCGTAACTGAACCTACAGCTCCAGAGGCAGCATTGCCTGTCTCGGCAACCGACAAAGAATCAGCAACAGTACCGACCGCGCCAGAAGCGGAAACGCCTGTTAAAGCCCTCGTATAACTGACCGACCCAACGGCACCCGAAGCAAAAACGCCAGACAACGCAACGGAAATAACAGGCGAAGCAGTACCAACGGAGCCAGTAGCAACCGTACTGTTTTCTTGTTGGGTGGAAGAAGCAACGACAGAACCGACCGCGCCAGAAGCCGAAACGCCACTAAGGGCTACGGTACGAGAAGTCGTGACAGAGCCTACGGCTCCAGTAGCAGCATTTCCTGTTTCTGCGACCGTCAGAGAAGCAGTAGCAGTCCCAGTTGCTCCAGAAGCAGATACACCACTAAGCGCTACTGTCCTTGAGGTCGTGACAGAGCCAACCGCCCCAGAAGCCGAAACGCCACTAAGGGCTACCGAAGGAGAAGCGGTAACAGAACCGACAGCTCCAGTAGCAGCGTTGCCCGTCTCCGCAACAGTCCGTGAAGTTGTAACGGACCCGACGTTCCCAGTAGCAGAAACGCCGGTGGCAGAGACGGTACTCGATACCTGCGCCTGTGAACTAAATGGCGCAGTTGAAAACGGGGCGTCACTGAACATGGACGACTACACGGGGGTTTACCCCGCGCCCCGTTAGGTTGTAGCCAAACGCAACAGAGCAGCAGTCGTTGTGTTCGACGGCATCGTCAAAGTGAAGGTACCGGAGGTCACCGTCTGCGAACCAAACGTGTGAACACTCACCGCCTTGTTTGACTGCGTGTTGTTATAGATCAGCACGGAATCAAAAGCGGTCGACAGGGTCACACTGCTGTAGGTAATAGAAGCAGAAGGGGTCCAGTACGCTACGCCCGCCGTTGCGGACGCATTGGTAGATGTGGGCGCCGTAGCATTCGTCACAGCAACCCCACCAGCGGTATAACCGGCGCCCGACACTTCGTTCGTAACCGAGTAAGCGGTGGTTGAAGCGTTGACCGTCGCGGTTGCCAAGTACAAAGCCGCTTTGAAGGTGTCAGCTGTACTAGCGCCACGAGTTGGCGCGGTGCCGAAGTTATGAGTGGCCGTAAGAAGTTCACTCATGAACGACGTACACATAGACTGTGTGTTAGCGATGATAGTTCCTTTCTTGGGCTACGCCCATTTTAAGTTTGGGTTGACCTATGGCTTTTGTTGCCACTGCGAAGAAAACTTATATGCCCCTGTGTAACGCCAAGCACAACCGCGATTTCCCTCTGCAACCCCAGAGCAGTTTTGGCAAATTCAACCTGTTTGTTGGTTAGTTTAGCCCGACCATGAGCCTCACCAAGCCGAATACGCCCTTTGCTTTTCGCATCTTGCATGTTTTCGGTTCGTGTGCCAAGTCGCAAATGTTCAGGGTTTACACAAGCCGGTGTGTCACATACATGCATGACATCCCGTTGATCCAACTCGCCAACAAACAATCTATGAGAAACCCGATGTGCCAATTCATGTCGAGCAGGTGTCCTGAACATGCCATACCCATTTTTCATGCGGTATGCCGTCCAAAGCCAGCAGCCGTCTTCGCTTTTACGTACATGAGACATAAAGCGATCAACTTCTGGCATCCTTCGCCTACCCGCCATTGCAGCTTCCTTTCATTAACCGAACGATGCCGTTTCGGCACCAGCAAAAGTGGGGGGTTTCTTCAACTGAACATGCACCGAACGGTGAACAAGCTCGCCATCCAACCAATACTCGACCCAAGCCGTGTATTCGTGGTCATTATCGACGCTTCCCGTTTTCTTTTCAAGCTGAGACTCATCCATCTCGCCCTTCGTAGTCATGATCATTCCCATAACTTCTCCTTAAACCGTTGTAGGGATAACAGAACCAGTAAAAGTATACGTCCCAGTGTGACTCAAACGAACCCACGGGGCAGCATAAACTTTAATCCCGTTTTCGCGGCACAACTGACAAAACGCGTAGTCTTCGGTCAGCTGCTTGTTTAGTTTTGGGTCTTTCTTCAGGAAAAAATACTCGTGCAACGGCGAGCCATCTTCGTCTTGATAGTGGTCAACCTTGTCGTAAAGCGACTCAAACACCGATCGTTGGATCAACATAAAACCAGTACCCGCCCCCCAAACTTCGACGGGGTCAGTGACTTTGACTTCACGCTCCATCTCATCGTCGGTAAGCCGAATGACCAAATCACCCGTGTGATGTTCTAACTGATCAGCAGGGACACCCGCTTTAACGGCCATCTCAACCCGAGCCCAGTTCAAACGCTTTTTGGGGTATATACCGGCAATGACGGGCTTGTTAGCTACAACCATACTAACGATGTCTTTAGCTTCAAAGGCAACATCGGCGTCAATAAAAAGCAGGTGAGTGGAGTCCGTCTTTAAGAACAGCGTCGCCAGCTTGTTCCGAGCACTTGTAATCAGGCTATCGTTGTACACAAAAGCAGCAGAGTGCTTGATGTTTGCAGCACCTAAAACAGACGACACATTAAGCATTGACCGTGTGTACTCGCCCGTACACATACCACCGTACATCGGGGTAGCAATAAGTATGTTCATGAAAGCCTAATGATCGCAGATGTGCTGGTTGCCGCTGGGAACTGAACCACAAAAGAATTAGTGGAAGTTTTGTCTGCACCAAAGTCTAAAACACATACAGCACCGTTGTCACCGGCTTTGTAGATCAGCGCCCCACGAGCGGTGATTGACCCGGTCCAGCTTGGGTTGTCGAAGGTCAAGTAAGCGATGTTGTTGTTTATCGCAACAGAAGCGTTAGCAAGGAGTTGACCGGGAGCACTATATGACCCACCCGAAGCTTCACCAATAGTCGTGTACGCAGTCGTACTTGCGTTGAGTGTGGCGTCGTTCGTATAGAGAGCCATATAAAATGACCCCCCAGTAAAATTAAACGAGCCAGTCAACAAGACCGTTTTGAACAAGTCACAGGTGTAATTGCCGGTAAAAGCCATCAGGTCACCGCCTGTCTATACTGCCCAGACCGATAAGCATCCTGACGCTCCATACCGTCGCCAAGACGTTTAGCCAGAGCCAGCGCTTCTTTGTACTTGGTGTCATAAAGGGTGACTATGTCTTGCGCCCCCTTCATGTAGGTATATGCCTCAATAAGGCACCCGTACAACAGCACCGTATCGAAGTTGTCACCAAGCCAAGTAGTACCCGCAGTTGTGATTGACTGGGGATAGTAATAATAGTGCAGCTCTACCGTATAGGTCGTATCCGGCTTGGGGCCTAGTATGAACGAGAGTTCATTAGTAATAACACCGCCCGTTACGGTTGGGCCGAATAGGGCGTAAAACCTAGGCAAGCCTGTAGTTGAAGGGCTGGGATAAGCTTCGCGGATGAAGTTCACATCCTTGTTAAGCATGTAGTTGTACCGACCCGTAGAGTCGATAACAGCAAACGAATAAGACGACAGAAAATCTGAGGGGGCCGAAAGGTAGGGCGTAGAGGTAGATACGATACCTGTCTGATTTTTCCTCAGCGAAGGGAACTGTACCGAGTTGTAAATGCGCTGCTCAGCCTGCTCAATGATTCGATTGATCTGGCTA